TCTCACGACGATCACCTGCGAGTATCTCGACGAGCTGGCAGATACCATGGCCGATGACGATTTCTTCTTCCTGGTCAACGGCAGGCTCCTTCGTCCGGAGGTGTCCAACAAGCATCTGCGTGGAGCATGCAAGCGGGCGGGCGTGGCATTGGAGGGGAGGACCCAGTACAGCCTCCGGCATTCCTTCGAGACCGGGCTTGCCGGGCTGGTGGAGAACAAGGTGCTTATCGAGCTCATGGGGCACACAAGTTTCCGCAAGGAATACGACCACCGCAAGCCCAAGAAGATCCTGACACGCCTTCAGCCTGTGCGTGAGATCCTCGAGGGCAGAGCCGAAGAGGTGGAATGAAAACACTTAAGCTTTTTCTTAATGTTTCCACCGGTTGTTGTATCCTACTGAAAAAAACAGCCCAAAAGTTGTAGTTTACTGAAGGGCAAGATGGCATGTGTCTGTTCAATAAGAACAGCCCCCGTCTGTGGAGGCTGTTTGTCTTTTTGCTTGGAAAATATTCTAAAGCCCTGCCAACATTCCCCGGACGTGCTCCATGTAGGATTTCAGCGCATCCGCATAGTCTTGCCAGTCGTACAGCAGATACTCGATCCTCACCGAGTTGTGCAAAAGGTCCGCGTCGGTCATCGGCTCCGCGATCAGATCCGCGGGCATGCGGGGTGGCTCGAAGGCATCCAGCGTTGGCAAGACGTACTGGGGGACCTCGACGATCCTAGTCTGACACCCGGCCAGCACGATCGCGCATACGAGCAGACTGATCAGCAGCAAGCTTCTTGATTTCATCACTTAACGGCACCTCCTCTTCTTCCGGAATTTCTTCGATAGATTGGATCACCTCCTTCAGGTCCTCGTCGTTGCCGCGTTGCTTCACCACGAGGTCGTCCTTAATCTTGTCGGCCTGTTGCTGGACGTTCGCAATTACCTGAAGCGTGTCACGCTCGCCCTCGGCCTTTTCTGCCCGCTTGGTCGCCTTCTTGGTCTTTCTCTTCTCAATGCCGAACATGAGAAGAACAAATGCGAAGGCTCCGCCGATAATCCACTGGATAATATCACCCACCGAGCGCCTCCTTGATTTCATCGTCGGTCATACCCTTGCTCCTCATAAAGAACCGAGCAACAGGTTTCCCTATGCGCTTGAGCACTTCCATAGACAGGTAGTACTGGCCGAGAAATGCGATCAGTGCGTAGAGCACGACAATCTGCTTCGCTCCGGGGAGTTCCAAGGCAGACCACACCACCCACGACAGCACCACCGAGAGTAGTGCGGGGATGGCGATCTGCACCCACGTGGGAAGTGCCTTGCGTTTTTTCTTAGCTAGCAGCTTCACCCACTCCATAAAGGCCGATATGGCCACCGCTACAATGAGCAGTGCACCTCCAAGCATCTTGTAGTCCATGCTACCCTCCTACAGATGAGGAAGGATCCCGACCACCGCGCCTATGGCGTCGGCAAGCAGATCCCACCAGCAGAAATGATTCCCCTTCTCTTTTGAGTCTAGAAACTCTTTCAAGAAGCCTATTGCCATCGCGATGGTAAAGCCGAGCCACCACGTTATAAATCCAGCACCCAATGCAATGGTCACACACCATGCATAATGCAAATATTTGTCAGGCGATATCTTCATCCGGTATCCTCCATATCCTTGCGGTGTTCATTGCCCGGTACGCCTCTGGCGTCCATCGGCAATGTTTCATATATCCTGCGAACGAATTGGCAGATGCAAGCAACTTCTCTTCCGGGATCCTTCCCTCGGCGACAAGACGAGAGAGCTTCCTGAACCTGCGCTTCGCTGCCTTCACATTGCGCTTGCGCGGATCCATGTGGTGGCGGTGCACGCCATATCCCGAGAAGTCGATGCCTGGGTCGAACACCTTCCGACCATCGTTGTACCGGTATTCTGCGACCGCGATATGGCTCTTGTCCTCGTTGAGCGTGAGCTGCAACACATCCTCTGCAAACCTACGGGCTTCTGCGAACACACATTGTAGGTGATCGTAGTCCGTGGATACGATGATCACATCGTCCATATACCGAGCATAGAACCTGCACCCGCATTGGTCGCAGAGGTGATGGTCCAGCGCATCGCCGACTACGTTCGCAAGCAGTTGGCTCGTAAGGGATCCGATCGGCAGTCCGTTCGGATACGAATCGATGATCGTATCGAACAGCCATAGGGCGAATTCATCGGATATCACGCGTCGCACCAGGCGCTTGATCACATCGTGTCTGATCGAATGGAAATACTTGTGGAAGTCCATGCGCAGGTAGTAGACGTGACGATCCTCCGGCTGCTGCCTGATATAGTGCTGCACTCTCTTCGCTGCGGCAAGCATTCCCTTGTTCTGCCTGCAGGCGAAGTTGCTGTAGACGAACCGGCGATCGAACAGCGGCTCGACCACCCTGCACAGCGCATGATGGACAAGACGGTCCTCGATGTCTGGTGCACTGATCTTGCGCATCTTCGGCTCATAGATGATGAACTCCCGGTATGGCTTCGGTTGGTACATACGCCATATGAGATGGTTCTGCAGGTTGATGATACGCTCCTCGTAGTTGAGCCGAAACTGCAGGACGGAATGCTTGTGCCTCATGCCCTTGCTCATTTCATGGAACGCCGCGTCCAGGTTGTCAAAGCTATAGATCTGTGAGGCGAGGTTGTTGTGTGTCTTCGGCACTTATACGATCCTCCTGGTGTATGTAATCGCGTCGGCGACGTTCCCTGTTACGGTACTAGCCGCCTAGCGAAAATCCTATGTTCGGTCTTGCCTGGACAGGGATTCCTTTTCCATTGCATGTGCAGATCCCCGTGAGGACCTGCCTTCTTGCATGAACGGAAGAGCGGGGCGGAAACCGATATTGTTGTTCGCGTTCGTGCGCTCGTTGTTCGCGTTGCGATATCCGAGTCCTGCGTTCGACGTGTTGTTCCAGTTGCCACCGGCGTAGCCGCCCATCATGTTACAATCCCTGCCCACGGGTGGATAACGACTTGGTCCACCCTCCAAGAATTTTTCCTACTTCCGAGGTATGACGTACGGATACCTCGAACTTCTTCTTATCGATGTACCGGACGCGATCGGCGAGCCTTATCAGCGTCTTGAGTTCATTCAGCGAATAGTCCGCCTCCATGACCTCGTGCAGCTTGTAGTTGCGGTCGCGCATGACCGTAGCCCGAGAGATGCGCGTGCCGATCTCCACAACCAGCTTGCGCATCTGGGTCCCCATCGCATACCGTTCACTCTTCGGCAGTTGCGGGATCAGACACTTGAGCAAGTACTCCGCCATATCCTCCCACTTCTGTCCTGCTATCAGTACATCCATATATCAGGCTCCAGGTATCAGGCTGTCAGGGCCCGGTAGAAAGCGGGGCGGAAACCGATATGGCTGTACGCGACCGTGCGCCCGTCGCTCGCGTGGCGAAACCCGAGTCCAGCGTTCGACGCGCTGCTCCAGTAGCCACCGGCGAAGCCGAAGCGCTCTCCGACATTTCTCATGTACTGCGTACCGAGCGGCGAGTTGGCTAGTGGCGGCATGATGAGCAGATGCCGGAGCAGGTCGTGAACAGTCACTCCTGCTTTGGCCGCAAGCGCTGAGAATGTCTGAGCACCGTACGGAGTCGCATCAGCAGGGGGGTTGTCCTTGGTGATGTTCAAAAGGAAAGCAGCGCTACCGCTTACTGGTGCCGTGGTCACGTAATCCCATTTGTAGGTGTCTGCCGTTCCCGGAGCTACGAGAGAACCATCTTGCAGGATTGCCTTCCACAAAGCACTCTCAAGGCTCTGGTCTTTGGTATTGTCTGCGGCATTATTGTCCTGTATTACCTGCAATTCGCCTTCATTGATGCGGTATCCTCCATTCCACTCTCGTACATTACCTCTGAGATCTGCCGGAGAGAACGGCGTACCGTCAAGAAACCAAGAAAGAGGACCGCTGCCAGTTCTGGTCCTGTTCACCTGTCCGCTCGAAGCACTTGCGGCAATGGCGTACTCGGTAGCATCTTGGTAGCTATCTCCGTAGCTGTCGTTACCTCGTGGCTGAAAACCCTCTCGGATTGCCAGCAGTGAGAGATATGCCCATTCAGCTTGAGTCATAAGATGATGTCCAGCTCCTTTTGCCGTGCAAGCGGCAAGTGAGTTGTCGAAGTTGATGGTATGCGCAGGCTCCAGACCACGAAGAGAGACAGCGTGGTTTGTTCCATTCACCCTGCCAGCAAGGTACTTTCCGACAAGAATTTCCATCACCGCTCCATTCACGATGAACGCAGGATGGAGCTTGTCGCTTGCTGTGAAGTGTGTCCCGCCATTTGCCAGATAATCCAGCCGAGCCTTCTCATCCGGCTTATAGATGCAGTACACGGACGGCTTGTTGTTCGCGTCGAACAGGACTGTGTTGCGTCCGAGTGACAAGTCCTCTATGCGAGCCTTGTAGTCCGCCTGTTTGGTCGTGTCAGTGATGGCGAGAGCGGTTCCTGCAAGGGCTTCCTTGGTGAGTGCATCCTCGACCTCGAAGATGTTATCCATGAGTTGCTTGGACGTGTATTGTCCGCTTGTATATTTCATTGCATTTCCTCCATATGCTCGTGTTCCTCAACCACAAGGAGAGGGAACAAGTCTGCGTGATTCTCACGAAAATCCCTCGCAAGGGTGGGGGCGTAGGCGTTCGCCTGTGCCTCAGTTCCGATTACCGTGTTGCTGGTGCTCTGTTGCACCCCTTCGTCTACGAATGAGACGGATACCAGCCACTTGTTGGCTTCAATGTTTGTTATGGTGTGCGTCATGCCTCGATTACCTCCACCTTTGCTTCTGCGCCTGTTGCGATTGCATAGATAGCAACTGCTGTAGCAGGGTCGAACTCAATCGTCAGCTCCTCAAGCGGTTCAACCATGAGTCCAACCTTTGCAGTGACAACTGACTCCTGCCCGATCCTGATGGTTCTCACCGGGTCGAGATTGCGAATTATCATCCTGTTGCGACTGGCAAGAGGAGAGGCTGGCAGTGCCGCCTTCGTGCTTGTGATTGTCTGCGTAGTAACCACAGGAGCAATCTTCATCTGGATAACCCTTCCGCGCGGTTCGTGCTGGATTGGGTTGTCTACCAGATTCTGCATCTGTACTTTTGTTGGGATTGTAAAACTATCCATTTCTATGCCTCCATGACTTCCAGCGTTAGTGCGCCGTTAATTGCTTTCATTGCGATTCTCCCTGCATATCCTCCATCTGCATCAAAATAAGGGATGCTGGTTTCCATTGCATCGAGCCTATTCTTGAGCAGTGTGTACAACACGCCTGTCGAGCCGGAAAGCCTCGAATCCACAACTTCGGTATCAGACGTACCCGATGAGGCGATGATATTGTCGATGCGGCTGGTGAGCAGGTCGAGCGCATCCTTGACCAGCTTTTCGGTCGGGTAATGCGTGTCGTCCGGCTCTGATTGGAAGGCGCTGACCTTGTTCGCTAGAAGCTCCCTCAGAGCGATGG